TCTAAGTATTTTTGAAAATGTCGGCGACGTATAATACGAATTTGAATATTAAGATAATTTAAAACAGCCTCAATCTCTTGAAGTTGATTAAAACGCTGTTCAGTTATTCCAGGTAACGCACTTATACTTTTTTCTACATTTCCTTTGATGGAAATGTCATATCGAGCTTGTGTTAGCTCATCCTCATAGTATTGAATAAATGCTGGGATATTTCCCAAATTTGACGTTACCTTGGAATACCACATTATTCATCGTCTTCTTCGTCTTTATCCTGTACTTCAATATGTTCTTTAACGGCAGTAAGCATAGCCTTATCCACTGCAAGATCTTCGAGATCACTGTCATCAATTCCTAATTCAACGAGTTCGTTAATGACATGATCAGCAGCACTCTGCCGATCTTTTGATGGAATATATTCCTTAACAGTTTGCCACATGGCAACCAAATACTCTGTATCACTCATCTATAGTTTCCTCTTCTTCAGTAATAACCACTGCGGGCTTAATAGAAGTTTCCTTCCATTCGTCGATGATTATCATTAATTTATCATCTGTCCATCCCTTGCGGAATTCCTTAATAATCTCACCAGTTGTTGAACTTGTATAAGAAAGCTTGTTGCCTTCCTTTACTAGGATGCCTTTTGCTTCGAACATATCAAGTAGACCACTAGTGGGACTCATACCAGTCTCATAGGGAATTTCAACCTGTACGCTTTCGAATGGCTTTGCGTAACGTGTCTTCATGACCTTACAAGCTGATCTAATACCATGCACTTGGCTGGTCTTGTTGCCATCTGCATCAGTCTTCAACTTGAGCTTTCGCATCGCTACAACAATCGAGCTTGCATAGATGAAGCCTTGCCCGCCACTGATCTTGTCATCAGGGTCAAACATGTCCTGTGATGCATACGTATGATTGGTACAGACCATTCCTACATTTGCTGCGCCAAACATATTAACACAGTTACGAACAAGTGATGTTAGTGCTTTGGGCTTACGACCCATATCACCCTTCATCTCACCTGCTTCAAATTGATTAACGTCAGTTGGAGTAAGCAACATACCTAACGAGTCAATAACAAACAATACCTTTGGCTTATTTTCGCCATCTGGAATTGCCTTATACTGCTTCATAAACTCACTGATAGTGCGAGCAACGTCGTCAATCATAGCCATGTTCATCTTCAATAGCTTATCCGCACTGGTATCAACACCGAGTGCATGAAGCCAAGATTCATCAAGGGCATTTTCGCTATCAATTAGAATACAAAAGATATCCTGTTGCTGTGCGTTCTTAATAATATTACCTGAACAAATATAAGATTTACCAGCGCCAGATTCGCCTGCAAATACTGTAACCTTGCCAAGAGGAATCCCCCTATGGAAGTCGCCGCTGATAAGATAGTTAAGTGTATAATTTCCAGTTGAGATCCAATCTGTTGGATCATTAAAGCCAAAGCTAAGTCCGTCAATTGACTTAGTTAGATCTTTACGAAATTTTGAAATATCAAATGGTTTTGCCATGTCTTTTCCTTATGTTGTGAATATAACATCATTTAAGTCTAATACAAAATTCTTCATGAATAATGATCGGTATATGTCTTGTTTAGTGTCTAAATTTATAAAATTAGCCAACTGTAGCTTGTTAGGTACAGCTTCAAATCCTTTATTTCTAGTCCAATTTACATAATCTTTAGGTGGATCAATAATAAAACTTCGATTTAAATTGATGGATATTTTATTGTATAATTCATTAAAATTATTAGTGTCTGTAGTTTCTAAACTTTCATCAAAATTTAACCATTTATTATAACTACTTCTTCCTAAGTTCTCGTAAGGTAAATTTATATTAGCTTGACCGAATAATCTTGGTAGTTTGTCATATGCAGTTAATGGAGTATTGTCACTGCTTAATTTTAAGCTCCAGGATTCTTCAAGTTCGTGTAATGCTTTGTTAATACGATTTAAACTAATTTTAAAGTTAGTATCGAATAATGTTGATATGTTTGGATATTCTATGTGTAGCTGTACCCAACGCCTATGTAAAATGTTTAAAGTATTTTGATTAAAATCAATAGGAGTTTCTATCAATTTTATTTTAACCTTATTCAAATCTTTTTGAATTTGCTCAACAAGATAAGACAATTCACTTATTAACTGCTGTTGTGGGAAACAATTAGTTGTCTGCCAAACAAATTTATTTTGATTTTCCAACCAATATTCTACAAATTTATGATCCAATGGGTCACAAACAATATAATCACCAGTTTTTTGCCAAATTAATTTCATATGAAAAAGGAGAGTAGATTATCTACTCTCCCTAGCCTTTATTAAGACTTACGATTACGAATCATTGCAAGAATATCTTCTGCACGTTGATTTGTCTTGGGTGCTTCTGTTACAACAGGCGCACTGGCAACCGGCTCATTATCCTCCCACGGAGCGGTCACCACTTTAGGAGCGGCTGCAACAAGTGCTGGACGAGCAGCAGGTGTCGGGGCAGGAACATCATCCGCATCGGGATTATTTGTGAGTCCTGCCGGCTTGTAGTACTGACCCCAACGGTCTTGATCATAAGTCTGACCGTCAACGGATGCTTCAAACATCTCTTTAATAATCTTGAGCTCAGTATCTCCAGGCTTCTTAGGAAGGAAGTCCTTGAGGTTAAACAAACCATATGTGTCGATTGCTGCACGTTCAGCGGCTGTCAATGCAGACTCTTTGCGAGCCCACTTGCTAGTGCTGTAGTCTGCATACTGACCCTTGGTAGTCTTGGTAATGGAGAAATCCAAGCCACGATCATAATCAGTAGGCATCTCTTCAACCTCAGTGTCCTTCAACACTGCGGTAATCACAGGATAGATGCTGGGGGACACCACAAACCTGCGAATTGGATTCTCAGGAGTACTGTCTTCACTCATTGGTGATTCACGTACAAAGCCTTGGAAGATATATCCACGCTTCTTCCAATACTTACGACCCATGTCTTCAAGGCTCTTATCCTTAAACCATGTGCGTACTTCAGTAAGAACTGGACATGTTTCATTATACATTTCCATACAGGGAACCTGTACGATAACTGGCTTGCTGCCAGGCTGGCCCTTAATGCCAGCAAATGGGAGTCGGATCATTGCCCGCTCTACCCAGAAAAACATGTTTGAATTGTCACCATCGGGGAGAAAGCGGATTCTTGCTGTTGTGCCTTCCGGAATATTCCAGTGTGCATAAACACTATTATCTCGTCCGCCATTGGAATTACCACTTCCGCGGTTTTCCATTTCTGCTAGTTTTGCTCTAATTTCTGCTAGTGAAGCCATAATATTTTTTCCTTTGTTGCCTGATCATTAAAAGCAACTACTCTTAATGTCATAGTTATTTATACATTAGATATCATTTAGAATCAAATTATTTTTTGAATTATTTTCTTTATATTTTGAACCTGTAAAAAATTCATTGACCGAATGAATACTTGCTTTGACCAAAAATGAATTTTACGAGGAACATAGTAAGAAATTATTATCTCATTGGAAATTTGTTTAATATTATCTATATGAGATAATAATAGTTCGTCGTTATCTACTATTAACACTTCAACATTCATAAGATTAAAAACACTGTCCAACATCGATTGCATTATGAACGGAGTGCCTGCTATTGAATAAACATTACCAATGTTAAATCCTGGAACTGCGGCTAACTTATTTTCGAGTAATTTTGCACCAGTTGGAATTAAAGCCATTCTCTTTCGTCTCTCACTCATTCCTTCCGGATATTTTTCTAACAATGATAATATCGAGTAATCTTGAATAATTTCAACATTAAATGCATCTGCTACTGCTTCTACTGTAACAGCGTTATTTCTTGGACCTATTCCTCCTAATGTTATAACGAAATCATTATGTTTAAGTGATTTTACAGTTTGAGTTATAATAGTACGATCATCAGGTATTATTCTCACTTCAGTGAGTTTATGGTTGATAAGTCTTAGATAATTTATAATATAAGGAATATTTTTATCTTGTGTAAGACCATCGATAAGTCTATCGCCTATTAATACAATCGCAACAGTAGGCAATAAAAAAGCAGCATGTTGTGGCATGCTGCTAATTTACTATATTTTAATTTATAAATCTATATTATTTTAAGCCTGCTAGTCTTTTCATAAGAGCTAAACTATCAACTATTGGATTTACTTCACGACCTTCTTCTACATTATCGTCATACTTGTTGTACTTGTCTCTAACTTTGTCTAGATCTTTGCCTTCTCTGCCTGCTTTGGCAAGAGCTTGCATGCCTTCTTTACCATACTTTTCATAACCTTTAGCTGCGCGACTCATTGTACGCTCTTTAGTTTCTCTTACATCATATGTTTTGCCGCCTACTTCAAATTCATCCTGATGATTTGCTTTTGCCTGAGCTAATGCGCCTGAAAATTCGTTACCTTCTTCCATTTCATCGCCATGAATGCCCTCTTCGCCTCTGCGCTGTTCTTGACCACGCTCGTGCTGTGTCATCATGTAATCAGTTACGCCCATCATCATGCCTTTAATCTGAGCCATCTTTTCCTGTACCCATTCAGGTAGATTTTCAGTATCTCCCAATGCACGTTCTAATTCTTCAGCATGTCTAACAATTGTATGTAATTGATCTTTTGCCATGTCGCCTTCGCGATCATATTCCCATTCGTCTTTATGTGGTAAGCCCTGATTGTCTATATTATCTTCCTCATCTAATCCCGCTAAGTCTCTAAATTCTTTAATTACATCTTTATTAAACATCGAGCCTGTGTATTTGTCAGCATAAAGATCATCATCCCTAACTGGATATTCTTCGTCATCAAAATTGTCAAAGTTAATATTTGATGGTGAAGTAAATTGTTCAGTGTCAGGCCCAATTGGGCTATATTGATACTGCGGTCTAACTGGCTGATTAGTTATACTTTGAGTTGGAGGATTTAATAATCTTGAGGATGCATCAGCACGATCCTGTGCATCATCTACATCTTGTCTGGATTGTGGAGTTGATATTGGCGGAGTTACTGGCTTAACAGGATCTACCCAAGCTGCACCTGGACCATTTCCTTGACCATAATCTGCATTTGGTACTGATGGAGTAGCTTTAGACATTCCTGGATTCGCCATGCCAATGCCAAATCTATATTTTTCTCCAGGCAGAGTATGGGGTACTCCGGGAGCATTTGTAGGTGGAGTGAATACACGCTGAGTTGGAGATTTGGGAGTGAGAGCCAATGGAGG